GCACAAAATGGTCATAATGATGATTTAGTAATACCTATTGGTATATTCTTATTTTTAAGAGAAACAACATTAATGTATCAAAAAACAAGTGAAGAATTATCGAGAGCTACTTTAGATAGCATACAACATATTAATCATACGGCACCTGCAATATATGGTAATCCATATGCCCAACATCAATATAAAATGGATGATGGAAGAGGGGGAATTGAAGATATCAGTTGGTTATTAGGATAATAAAAATAAAATAAAAAAATGGAACAAAATCGTGACTTTTTTTCAAAAGTTAAAAAATTATTTTCAACTGATGTAGTATTACATAATACAGGAGGAAATCAACTTAAAGTTGTTGATGTTAATAAAATTCAACAACATGGAGAATTAGTTACTAATTCTTTATATGATAGATACAACAAAATATACACTACATCGGGAAGAAATGCATATAGTACTGTAAATCAACTTCCAACTTCTCGTGTTCAACTTTATACAGATTATGAAGCTATGGATACGGACTCAATTATAGCATCTACATTAGATATTATTTCAGATGAAGTATCTCTTAGAAATGATTTTGGTGAAGTATTACAAATCCGAAGTTCAGATGAAACTATTCAAAAAATCCTATATAATTTATTTTATGATATTCTTAATATAGAATTTAATTTATGGTCTTGGACTAGAAATATGTGTAAATATGGGGATTTTTATTTAAAATTAGAAATATCAGAAAAATTTGGAGTTTATAATGTTATTCCTTTTTCTTCATATACTATGATAAGAATAGAGGGAGATAACCCAGATAATCCTCAAGAAGTTAAATTTAAATATGACCCAACGTTTACTTCACAACAATCTCCTTTAGGTCATCAACAATTAATGAGCGCTGGTTCTGTTAAAGAAATGGAATTTGATAATTATGAAATAGCTCATTTTAGATTATTATCGGATTATAATTATTTACCTTATGGTAGATCTTATTTAGAGCCTGCTCGTAAAATATTCAAACAATTACAATTAATGGAGGATGCTATGTTAATTCACCGTATTGTAAGAGCTCCTGAAAAACGTACCTTCTTTATTAATGTAGGAAATATACCTCCAAATGAAGTAGAACAATATATGCAGAAAACCATCAACAAGATGAAAAAAACTCCATATGTTGACCCAAAAACAGGAGAATATAATCTTAAATATAATGTTCAAAACATATTAGAAGATTTCTATATTCCAGTTAGAGGTAACGATACAGCTACCAAAATTGATACAACAAAAGGTTTAGATTATACTGCTATTAATGATATCGAATATTTAAGAGATAAATTATTTGCAGCACTTAAAGTACCAAAAGCATATTTTGGATATGAAAAAGATTTATCAGGTAAATCTACATTAGCTGCTGAAGATATCAGATTTGCGCGTACAATAGAACGTATACAAAGAATATTAATATCTGAATTAACAAAAATTGGATTAGTTCATTTATATTCCCAAGGATATGATGGTGAAGCATTAACTAATTTTGAGTTATCATTAACAACTCCTTCGATTATATACGACCAAGAGAGAACTGCATTATTAAAAGAAAAAACAGAATTAGCAATCCAATTACTTGATAATAAAATAGTTCCATCTGATTGGGTATATGATAATATATTCCATTTCTCACAAAATCAATATGAAGAATATAGAGATTTAATTGCTGAAGACACTAAACGTAAATTTAGATTAAATCAAATTGAAAATGAAGGTAACGACCCAGCAGATTCAGGAGAAGCATTTGGTACTCCTCACCAATTAGCTGCGTTAAGTAGTGGAAATAGAACTCCAAATGATGAAGGAGTTCCTAAGGGATATGATGAAACTAGTAATGAATTACCTGATGCTATTTTAGGTAGACCAGAAGAAAAGGCATCAAATATTGGTACTCAAGAATCAGCATTAGGAAAAGATAGATTAGGAAATTTGGGAATGAAAGATGATGGGGAAGAAAATGTTAGAGATTTAAATCCTAAACCTAATAAAGGTGCATTACGTTTGGAACATACTCAATCTGTATATCATAGAAATATAAGTCTGTTCCCTTCACGTAAAATAAGTTTATTTGAAGAAAGTAATTTATTGAATGAGAATAATATTTTAAAGGAAGATAAAATAAACTAATATTTATAAGTAAATAATACATTGATGAATAAAATAAGTCATTCTAAATATAAGAATAGTGGTATATTGTTTGAACTTTTAGTAAGAAAAATAACTAGTGAAACTATTTCTAATAACGAGTCCAAAGCTATTAATATTTTAAAGAAATATTTTACTAATACTGAGATAGCTAAAGAAAATAAACTATATCAAACTTTATTAAAATCTCAAGATTTAAATGAGAGAATGGCAGATAATGTTATTAATACTATTTCTGACCTTTCTGCTCGTTTAGATAGAAAAAAATTATCAAATGAAAAACATAATTTAATTAAAGAGATTAAAAATTCATATGATATAGATGATTTTTTTAAGGCATCAATTAGTAATTATAAAACATTAGCATCAATTTATATTTTAATTGAATCTAAATTTGTTGAAAATCCATCACCAGATATTATTATTTCATCTAAATCAACATTACTTGAATATTTATCTAATAAAAATTCTCCTAATGATGAAGATCAAATATATCAAGAATTATCTAAAATGGATAAAAGTGAGAGATTTTTAGTATATAAAGTAATGTTAGAAAACTTTAATAAAAAATATAATGATATTGATCTTGAACAAAAAGAAATTTTAAAAGTATATATTAACAATATTTCAAATACTGTTGTTCTAAAAGAATTTATTGATAATAAATTTAAAAAATTACAGATTTCATTATCAGAAAACATTAAAAAAATAGATGATCAGATTACTAAAATTAAAGTACAAGAAATATTAAATTTAATAAATCCTATTTTAGAATCTAAAAAAATGAAAGATGATTATGTAGTAACATTACTACAATATCTTGAACTAAATAACGAATTAGCTAATATATAATGAATAAAGAAGATCTAAAATCATCAATCAAAGCTTATGCTTTAGAGTTAATGAAAGAGACTTCTACTTCGGGTAATGCTGGAGGATATCTAACTAAAAAAGCTTTTAGAAAATTAAAAAAACAAGATATTAAATCACCTACAGGATTTGAATCATCTCCAAATCCAAATATGTATACTAAAACTATGAAGTTTAAAATAGTAAATCCAAAGGATAGATTAAATAGTAAAGATTTATGGGAAGTTGTATTACCTATAAATCAAGAAGAAGTTAAAAAAATTTTAATTAAAGCTGGTAAATATACTAATTATTTATTTGATAAACCTATTAAAGATTGGGATGAATATGATATATCTAATTGGAATAATATAGCAAAAGATAATGATGATAATTTAAAAGAAGGTAGATATACCCAATTTAAAAAACAAACTTCAAAACGCCCTCCTCGTGAACAACTTCACATGGCAATTAAGGAGATTCAAATGAAACTGGATGAAGTAAACAAATTAATAGATTATACTTCTAAAATGAAAAATGAATTAAGAGAAGGTGATGAAGAATTAGAATATTTAAAAAGAACAAAAAATTCTCTATTTAAAATACAAGAGAAACTTCAAACAATGAACAACAAATTAAAATATATAATTGAATAATGACAGCACAAAATTTATATAATCAATTAATTAATGGTGATATTTCCAAAGAAAAATTTCTATATGAAGTTCGTCGTGATGTGAGATTACCAATGATTACAAAATTTAATTCATTTAATGATACTATTACTATATTAAAAAATAAGTCTATTATATCAGAAAATAAAGATTTAAATCCAAAATATAAATCAGAAAAAAATCCATTATTACCTGAAATAGAATCTTTAACTATTGATATGGTATCTCCTTTAGAGTATTCTAAAGGAATTAATTATGAATTAGAAATATCTCAAATCTCTGTTGGAAATAATTTACCTTCTGAAGATGAAATGATTAAAGCTCAAAGAAAGGTATTAAAAAATTTAACAACAGATCCATATTATTATACCAAAAAATGTTATAGTGATATAGAAAAGAAACAAGAAAAAGAAAATTTAAGACCTGAAGAATTAAAAAAAGATTTCACTTCACCAAACCAATTAATCAAAAGTAAGGTCTTAAAAGAAGGATTAGGAGATAGGAAGTGGATTAATATAATAAATAATCATAATTTTGATTTTTTAGATAAAAAAAATATTATTTTATTTTTAACAAGTAAATATTCTGATGATTTGAACAAAGATGAAATTGAATATTATGCTGATGTTTATGCTAAAATGAATGATTTACCTCCATATGATACTGATGATTTGAGTGAAGCTGCTGCACAAAATAATCCCCAAATTGAAAGAATTGTAGGAAAAATTAATGAATTGATTAAAAAGGCAGTAGATGAAGATGGTGATCCAATACCTGTAGTAGATAAGTCGGGTACTTGGGAAGAACCTGTTATATATTCTCCTATACAATATAAAAATGGGGCACTAACTATTACTTATACTGAACAAATAGGAGGTGATTCTAATACAGAAACTATATTGAAAAGAAATATGGAATTTGATGGATTACCAACATTACAATATATTATGAGGATGTATAAATCATCATTAAAAAAAGCAGGAGTTAAAGAAGCAGTAGCTTTAAAAGATAAAGCAGGTAATGTTACTTATGCTAAAGATGATACAGAAGCTAATACTATTGCTACTCAAGCCAGAACAAAAGGTGTCCAATTAGATAAAAGCAGAATATAATGCCACAACTATTAATAGAACATTTTCCATTACAAATTAATAAAACTTTATTATCAGAATCTACAAAATTAGGAGGAAGATATATAATTGAAGGTGTTATTCAAAGAGCAAATTCTAAAAATCAAAATGGAAGAATATATCCAAAAGAAATTTTAGAAAGAGAAATTGAAAAGTATATTCAAGGTCCTGTAACTGAAAAAAGAGCATTAGGCGAATTAGATCATCCTGAATCCCAAATAGTAAACTTAAAAAATGTATCACATAATATATTAGAAATATGGTGGGACGGAGATGATGTAAGAGCTAAAATAGAGGTATTAAATACTCCTTCAGGAAATATCGTTAAATCATTAATAGATGCAGGTATAACCGTTGGTATATCATCAAGAGCTATGGGATCTGTACAAAATTTAGGAGAAGGAACCGTAGAAGTACAAGATGATTTAAGTATGGTATGTTGGGATTTTGTATCAGAACCTTCAACTCAAGGTGCTTTTATGGAAAAAGTAGGATTAAATGAAAATTTCCAAATACCTATTATTGAAAAATATCAAAATATAAACCAAATTATTCAAGAAATTATCTGTAGTCAAACAGGAATTTGTTGTATAAATAACAAATAGAAAAAAGAAACGCAATTCTTGAAAAAGATTGCGTTTTTTGATTTTTTATATATATTTATGAACATATTATGATAGATTATAAAAATATAATCTCCCTCTCGAAAATACTTCCTATATTACTTCTCAATAAGTAATTAAAAACAAATCAAAAAATAAATTTTAATGTCAAAAACAAAATTTTTTAATGATGCTATTGCTGAAGCAAAAGCCATTAGAGAAACAGCATTTAATAACGCTAAATTATCTTTAGCAGAATCATTTGCACCACAAATCCAAAACATGCTATCTCATAAATTGAATGAAATGGAAGAAGAACTAGATGAAAATCAAGAGGAAGAAGTAACATTAGAACAATTACTTCAAGAATTAGAAGGATCTGGATCTTCTGAGTTAGATGAAAATACAGAAGAAGAAGAACCAATTCAAGAAGAAGCAGAAGCTGATGATGAAGTAGGTGAAATCACTGTAGATGATCTTAAAGATATCATTCGTGATGTAATGATTGCAATGGGGAATGAAGGTGGTGAAGATGAAGAAATTGAAGAACCTGCTGAAGAAACAGAAGAAATCGAAGGTGAAGAAGATGAAGAAACAGATTTAAATGAAGAATTAGCTAATTCTGCAGCAGCAGGAGCTGATGAATTATTAAGATTGATTCAAGCTGCAATTTCTAAAACACCTGAAGTAGCAACTAAAATAGCAAGTTTTTTAAAAGATTTACCTTCCGGAGCTGGAGCTGCTATGAGAAACGAGGTTCAAGAATTAGAAGAAGCTAAAAAAACAATTGTAGCCCAATCTAAAACTTTGAAAGAAATGAATTTGTTAAATTCTCAACTTTTATATGTTAATAAAATATTTAAAGCTAAAAATTTAACAGAAGGACAAAAAGTAAAAGTTATTAATGCTTTTGATAGAGCAAAAACAGTTAAAGAAACAGAAAATATTTTCTTAACATTAAAAGAATCTTTAATTACTGCTCCAACAAAACCATTAATAGAAAATAAAGGTAGAGCATCTAAAGCATTAGGTGGAAATACAAACCAAACACAAAAACCAGAAATATTAACAGAAGAAGTTAATTTTGTAAGTAGAATGCAAAAATTAGCAGGAATTATTTAAATAATTAAAAATGTCAAAAATAGTATCACAATTATTAGAAAGCGCTAATCCATATGAAGCCCAATTAACTGGAGCTTTGAAATTAGCAAACAAATGGAAAAGATCAGGTCTTTTACAAGGTATCGAAAATGATACAGAAAAGGCTCATATGGCCCAACTATTAGAAAATCAAGCAAAACAGTTAGTATTAGAAAGTAATACAACAAACCAAGGAGGAGCAACTTTTACAGCAGGTGCAGGTGAACAATACGCTGCAGTAGCATTACCATTAGTACGTAAAGTATTTGGTCAAATTGCTGCTAAAGAATTCGTTTCTGTTCAACCAATGTCATTACCAGCAGGTTTAATCTTCTTCTTAGATTTCCAATATGGTAACACTAAAGCTCCTTTCGCAGCAGGTGATTCATTATATGGTAAAAATAGCCAAAATAATATCTTCTCTAACGATGCAACAGGTGGTTTATATGGAGCTGGTAGATTTGGATACTCAACAAACCAATTTGCAGTAGTTTCTGCATCAGGAGTATTCTCAGGTACAACTGCATCATCATCACTTACATTAGCAGATGTTAATTACGATTCATCTTTATCTGCTTCAATCGCAGCTGGAGGAATTTATAAAATTTCAGTAGCAACTTCTTCATTAAGTGCTTTTGATGTTAATGGTGTTAGAGCGTTTGTAGTATCAGGTTCAGGTGTTAATCCAGCTAATTTATTACAAAACTTCACAAGATTAACAGCAGCAGGTACTGTAGATTTCTATTATACTGGTTCTGCTCCAACATTAACAGCAGCTTCAGTATTGTATAATAAACAAACTAAAGATAATAACAGAGGTGATTTTGAAGATTCAACAGCTGGTACATTCTCGATTCCTAATGCTGCTTCAGCAACAGATATCGTAATTCCAGAATTCAATATTCAAATGAAATCTGATACAATTGCTGCTAAAACTAAAAAATTAAAAGCAAGCTGGACACCAGAATTCTCTCAAGATCTTAATGCATTCCAATCAATTGATGCAGAAGCAGAAGTTACAAGTTTAATGTCAGAATATATCTCATTAGAGATTGATATGGAGATATTAGATATGTTAATCCAAAATGCTCCTACAACAGAATATTGGTCAGCAAAAGTAGGTCAAGATTTCACTAATGGTGCGTTTACTAACGTAAATAATGCTGGTTTATATTATACTAAAATGTCTTGGTTCCAAACATTGGGTATTAAAATGCAAAAAATCTCAAATGCTATTCACCAAAAGACTTTAAGAGGTGGAGCTAATTTCATGGTTGTTTCTCCAACAGTAGCTACTGTATTAGAATCAATTCCTGGATTTGCTGCAGATACAGATGGAGATGCAGCTAAAATGTCATATGCATTTGGTGTACAAAAAGTAGGTATGATTAATTCTCGTTATAAAGTATACAAAAATCCATATATGACAGAGAATATCATTTTAATGGGATTCAGAGGTAACCAATTCCTAGAAACAGGTGCGGTTTATGCTCCATATATTCCTGTA